AGCTAGATCACCGGCATAATCGTGTGATCCATCTGTTTGAAATCCAGGAAACAACGCATCAGATCCAACTGGTGCTGATGTATCTTGAAATAAAAAGATGATTTTTTTACCGCTTACTGGCATATTCCTGACCTCCTCATAAAATCCAAAAATTTAGTTCTAAAATTCCGTGCTTTGATTTACCGTCAATATCTGTAATTACATCAGGCCGCCCCGGAACAAATTGGGCAATAGTAAAGCCACCCTCAAGTGAGAGTGGCGTTTTCAAAGCTTCATAGATTAAGTTCATCAAGTCGTAGGTTTCCTTATGCCCCGAATACCGGCTATAAGTGTTTAGTGTCATGGTGATATTTTCACCAAATGATGATTTTGTATCAAATCCATTGTTGGTCGATAAATCAATTTGGATATACGGAAACACCGTCGGCTTTGCGTTACCTGTGTCATCGATGTATTCCTGCGGCACATCGTCAAAGACACCAACAATCTTACTCATCAACGGCTGATAGCTTGTTAGTTTCTGAAAAATAGCCTTTTGCAAAGGAAATAGAGCCGTCTGCATAGGCATCACCGTCCGTTCATAGACTTTTCGAAGTGTCGCGCACCGACATCATAGCCCTTGTCAAAAAAGTGAGTCGCATGGATACCACGTGTCATGACCCACCTTCCGAGTTCTTTGCTGTAGAACACCCACGGAATCTTTTTTGCAGATGAACCACCTGGGCCAGAAGCGTAAATTCCGGTCCCAAAATTAACGAAAACCGCATAATCTGCGCTGACTGTTATCTTTGCCGTCAATCCATCTCTTGAATAGTCCGCATGAATGGAGTCTCTCAAGTGACTGGTATCGACCGGAGCGTTCGCTTTGGCTTCTGATACAATCAATTCAGCCGTCTCAGCGACAATCCTTTTGACATCTTTAATGACCATTTTTTCATAGTCCTTGATCGCTAATTCGAATCCCTTATCGCCATACGTGACGCGGCCTTTAGCCATTCAACTCATCCCCTGTCACTTGGATCAGCATTTTTTCATGCTGCCCGCCTTGATCGAGTGGACGGCTCTTGATCGCTACAGTGGATCCATCTTCTAACAGAACACGCATATTTGGCTTAATGTCCGTCCGGTACGGAAAATAGATCTCCTTGTTGATTGGGTTAACCGTCTGCCCTGCTTGTCCAAATTCCTGACCGGATATGTCTGTGACGAGTGCCGGATAAGTTCCGGGATCACCGTCAATATTCGTCCATCCGCCATCAATCCAACCACCGGCACCATCCGATACAAGGCCTTGCTTCTGAAAAATGATCTTATGAGGAAATTCATCATATGGACTGAAATTCATCTTCGTCATAAGCATCGGAATCGCACCTTCTTGTAAGGACGCAGGAGCTTAGCCACGCTGTCCGGAAGTTCCGTGTTAAAAGAATACGAGACATTGCCTAACGACCGAGATTTAAGCCGAGAATCGCCCATATCGAATTCCAAAGCCTTAGCCAAGTAACGAATGATGCCGGATGGTAGATTGCTAATGTCGAATGTGTTGTTGCACTGCTCCTGCACGTCATCGACAATCAGCGGAATCATGGTATTCAGATAATCATCCTTCGAGTTGTCTGTGATGCCAAGCATCACTTTTATTTTATCAAGCAGATCGGAAGGTACGGCCATAATTGACCACCTCACTCAATTACTTTTTGTTTTGCATATTCTTCTGCAAGTACAACATCAACCAATGCTGATTCGCCCTTCTTGTATCGCTTGCCGTTGCCACATTTCACATTTTTCGTAAACGTGACCTTCTTACGCTTTGGCTTGCTTTCTTCCGGAGCAGTTTGCTCCGTTTCCTCTGCTGTTTTTACTTCTTCAGCCATTTATAAAACCTCCTCAGGCTACAGTTGCCGCGAAAATCTGGTCGATCGTTTCAAAGGACGGAAGGACAATTTCCGAAACCTTAGTTATTTTGTTCACGGGGTCGGTCTCAGCGTATGTCGTAATGGCTACACCGGTATTCACAATCCGAACCTGTGCTTCTGTAGCACCGGCCATGAGGTCAGCTTCTTCTGGCGTATTTCCGAAATAAGTGCTGCCAAGATTGCCAGCCGGAATCAATGAAATAACATCATCCGGGAAGAAGTTCTTTTTCGCGCCTGCTTCGTCAATAAACTTGTTGTTATATACCGCAAAGGTAATACCGAGTTTGTTTGTTAAATACTGCTGCAGCATGTTGTTTGTCAGGATGATGTTCTGCCCACCGATTGGGTTGAGATCAAGGCGGATGCTCTTGTTTGCCATCAGATAGCCCCATGTTTTCCGAGATACGATCGCACGAGCCGGACGTACACCGGTATCATCCTCAACTGTGTCCTGCCAAGCAATGATGTCTTGGATCGGCGTAGAGTTTTCGGTATCACTCCATCTTGCTGTGTCAGTGAGTGTCTCTTTGTGTTCATCTGACATTTTGTAATCATAGTCAAGGTTTAGTTTGTTAGCTGTGATGGCAATTTTACCAGTTGACAGGAGCTGCATGATCATGCGTTCCGGCTGTACGTTGGCACCTTTAACCAAGTTGCCTGCATCATCGAAAATTTGTGTGATAATTGCGTTTACTGCTGGGCTGTTTTGATTCTGTGCGAATTTCAGCAGCTCCTGGCGCAGACGCTCTTTGACGGTCATGGACTCTTTGAAAAACGGCATCTCCGTCTGAACTTCTGAAATTCCGATGCGGTCGCGAACTGTTGCCTTTGCATCAAAAGCGGACGGTTTCAGCGCAATCGGTAGACCTGACGCTCCTTTAATCCAGCCAAGATCCAATCCAAGCTGCTTTCTTGCCGGAAATAGTGTTGCTCCAAGATAGGGTACTTGTGGTTGAGATTCGACGTATGCGCCAATGTCATTTGCATTGACAAGATCAAAAATACTAGCCATTGTTTTCATTCCTCCTTAGGAAATAAATGTGATTTGTTTGAGTGCTGCAGCTTCTTCTGCTGTTGGTGCTACTGGCAATTTCGCTGTGTCGATAAATCCATGAATGACTGCCGCTCCTGATGCTGATCCATAAGACACATCAACATCCGTGAGCAGTACGCCTTGAGCGTCTGACGCTGCCGGATCTCCGGTTGTCGTTGCCTTCTTGGCCACGTTCGTGCTGTTAAGAAATCCGCCGCCTAGAATCGTGCCGGCCGGAACAATCTTCTTGCCGTCCGCATTTGCTACAATCCCTGTATCATCCACAGTTACCGAAATGGCAACATAGTGATCTGCGAATTTCAGAATCTCTTTTGTGTTCGTATAATCTGTTTGAACAAATTTGCTCATCTGTTAAACCTCCTTATTATTCACCGAAATATTGAGCCTGTGCTTTTTGCATCTCTGCGCTGTTTTGCTGATTCTGCTCAGCTAATTTCTTGCCGAACTCACCGGCTTTGTCACTGCCACCACCATGATTAACGTGGCGACCGCTTGCCTGAAACTTAGCATCCACGCCCGCTTGAACAGCTGTGTTGAATGTTTCTTCCAGCTTGCCAAGGTTTGCCGTGGTTGTTTCTTCGCTGTCCCCGATAAAGAAGTCTAGCACGCCTTTAGGCAAGCCTTTTTCATCAGCCACCTTCAATGCCGAATTGACAAGTTTCTCACGTGTGCGGGCCTTCTCAGCGTCCTCAACCTGTTTCCGTAGCTTTTCAATCTCAATCTGCTCCGGAGACTTGCCAGGATTGCGCTTTTTGACTTCTTCCTCAACCAGTGAGTTAAGGTTGTTTTCCTTCCAAGTTTCAAGGCCCTTTGTAAAATGTTGATCAAGTTTCGGCTGAATCAACTTGCGCCCTTCTTCGGTATCAAGAAACCCTTTTAATCCGTCAACAGATGGCTTAGAAAGTTCCCCAAGATATGCCGATACATCAGAATCGCTTTTATGTTCATTTAGCCACGTTTTGATTTCGTTTAAGTCCATTGTTCAATTCCTCCTGAGCCTTGCAGTACGCGCCTACAAGTCTGATAGTTGCCTAGTTTAGTGCCATGCGACAGGGCAAAATATCATGATTCACACTTCATCTTTGAATCCATTGAATGTATATCTTCGGCATCCATCTGTATATTGTTCGTGTTTTGTAAACATAAGATCTTCAAAAACATCTTGTGCTTGAGCCATGGTGGATTCATATTGATGTAGTTGTCCTTCTTTTAATTGAATTTCTCTTTTTAACCGCTGAATTTCGCAAAAGGTGGTGTTTGCTGATTCAGTTTGCTTGTATAACTCATCAAACAAAAGTTTTTTTAATTCGTGATGCTTCAACATTTTTATTCCCCCCAAAATTAGGCATAAAAAATAAGCCTTATCGCGGCTCAAACGAGATTAAAAGGATCACCAGTCCTCTCTAGGCATATCACCTATGATTCATCGTAAATGTCACACATGTGTTTCTTTGCTAATTCAAGCATTCCAAGCTGTTCGTGTAATGGGATTGTTGACCATCCAACATCAAACTCACCTGTTTTGCGATCTCGAATGATTACAATAGCATCGCTGTAATTCTCTGCACCATCAAGAAAATTTTCTAACACATCTTTTGGCGTGTCACATATTTTATGGATCTTAGCCATTCATTTCACCTTCTTAGCGATTTGGCAACGCTAACTACCGCTTCTGCATAAGCATTAGCCGCTTTCCCTACCACTTTAGCGATGGAATCTACTGCGTGAACTACGTCGTTTCCTGTTGGTGTGTTTTGAAGAAAATTAGCTGTCGCAACTGCATGTTCTTCTGAGACAGTCGAATCGAACGGCAAATTATAATTCTTACCATCGACATTGATGTTAATAGATCGCTCAATTTTCACAGTAGGCTTAACTTTGTACTGAATATCTTTAATACTGATTTTGTCCATCACCATATCCCTCCACGTTTATAATCTAGTTTCTTTATGTCATCTAAAATGGCTGAAGTAACGCGCTTTGAATCAACGCTTACGACTACTTTCAATGAGCAATCATCTTTTTGCTTCAGCACTCCATCTTTCGTTGTTTGTTCGACTGTGAATTCATCAGATGAGTGTTCGTCAACAGATTCATAGGTTTTCTCGAATATGTCCGGCTTGCATGGGTAGAACTCGCCATTTATACCCTTAATAACAAAGTCACCCTTGCTTGCTGTCATTTCTCCTTCGAGTGTTGGAATGATAAGAGATTGTGCGGTATCCTTATATTCCATTTGAAGCGTTTTACCGACAAAGTTGCAAATTTCAATGTAGTTGCTTTCTCCTTGGTACTTAATGGCTTCAATCACAACTGGTTTCTTACGGTATTTAGGCATTATGATTACCCCTCGAAATAATAGATTCAATGACATTCTTATGGTTTACCTTGTCGCACCACACAAGAAATGTTGATGGAGAACAGCCGTGAAACTCTTTGCAATGATGTTTAATACAGTAGTTACCATCCATAACTCCAATACGTCCAAGAAAGATGTGAAACTTATAGCTGCTCAAGTGTAATAATCGAG